AGCTTAGATTTTCAATTCTTTGTTTCAAAATAACTCCTAAATTAATGTTTATTTAAAGATAAATACACCCCTCGTAAAAGGGGTGCATTGTGTGTTATTGTTTTTTGATAACAATTATTTCACTAAATTTTAGTGTTTCATTTGTCGCCTTAGTTGTTTCTACATGATTTATACAATCAGTAACAGTGTCAAAAATAACACCGCTCTCTAATTCTTTCCATTTTTTTACTATTGAATCGCTTGTACTCATTTCCCCTCCTTATATTAAACTAAATCTAGTATTTATAGTGATGTCATAAAGTTCAGAAATAGCCACTGAATCAGAATTTTTTAAAGTAACTTGTCCATTAGTAGAATTTAAACTCGCCCAAGCTTCTACTTGAGGAACCGCTCCATTATACCCTACTTGAACAGTTAAATTAATATCCTTGTTAGGTCTTGAACCGATTGGAAGCGTGAACAAAACAACTGTAAATCCAGGGAATAAAGCCAAACCAGTATTGTATTTACATGACCCTTCTATCTGTACACCGTCTATTCCGTCCCCTCTGTACCTTAATGGCCTCATACTAGACCGAACCCCTAAAGAAGAATTTAATGAAGCATTAACCCAAGCAGTTGGAGTTACACCACCACCACCGCCAACACCTTGAATAAGTTTACCGTTTGAGTCATAACCAACTAAGCCTACTTGTGTACCTGTTGGAATTGCATCTAGTACAACATCCCCTTCAACCCTCAATTCTTCACATTGAATCCCTGTTGTACCATCGTCAGCAACTGAGCCTTGGAGTAACCTAGGAACCTCTAAATTTTTATTAATAGTCAAGTTCCTATCATATCTAACGTCAAAAACGCTAATGGGATTAAGCCCTGAACTATCATACAATTCTAACTTCCATTGAGTTCCACTACCATTTGGGGTTGTACCTAGCGTTGAGCGTCTAGTGCCATTTCCTCTTAGCCCTACCCATGTCTGATATCCGTTACCCTTGGAACTAAAATGTACTGCTGATGCTAATGGTGACTGTTCAATCTTTAGGGGGTATTGATCTGAATCGTTAGTATTAGCTACTATACCCTTATCCGCATTTACAACACCCCCAAAAGTAGCCCCATTAGTAGTAGTATCCCCCAAATCAGTAACGCTTTGAAGGTCTTGACTTCCTCCACCACCACCTGTACCCTTCACCAAGTCACCGCTTGCGTTTTCTCCGTATGTGTAAGCTAGGGTGCCTGTTGGAACGTTTATAAATTCATAACCACCATTAAACCCATTGAATCTAAGCCCAGATGTATTAAAACTTATATTTGAGGTAGTATTTGATAATTCCAAATTTGTGCTAGTTACATATAATCCTCTACCTGTTGTTGTTTGTAAACTTAATCCTTCATTACCAAGTATCAAGGAGTCTTTGGCAACATTAGCGACTGAATGACTCAAATACAATTGAGTATTACCCATTAACATACTACCAAATTGATTAACACCATCCCCACTAAATAAGCTTAAACCACTATTTAAAAAATGTATTGTTGAATTCATTGTATTAGGGTCTATGCCATTGGTTAAATAGACCCCCCCTTGGTCTGTGCTAGGTCTAATCCATGAGTTATCAGGCATTGTAATTGCAGAGCCATTAGCCAAAGCACCGCTAACCTCAACACCATTCTTGAACTCCACCTCAGACTCTACACTTTGATTAGTTGCATTTAACTTATCCAACTTGTTTGCATCAAGAATATTGTTAGTCTGAGTTTGCGTACCTCCTGTATTTACGCTTGATAAATCGGTCACTGCATCACTTGTGATTGATACAGGAACTTCAATAAAAGACTCATAGCTTGAGCCCGACCACACTGAAAAAGTCGTATTATTACTCCCACCAACCTTATAAGCCTTAACCATTACTCTTACTCGCTGAGTTGCAGAGTGAGGCACGGAAGAAGGAAGGTTGCCTGTTAACTTAATTTGAGTTGGATTATTGGCTTGAATATCCAAAACACCACTATCAAGAGCAGAAAGCAAAACCGCATTTGAAACACCATCGGCATCTACAAGTTGAAACTCTGCCTCATACCTTTGATTACCATTATTGTTATCAACTTCTACGACTAACTGCATTTCATAGTCACCGCCTGCGACCTCACCTACAAAACCATATTCACCAGATATATAATACTTTGTAAAAGTAGCGTTTGTATTAGCTGCAAGCAAAACTTGTTGTTCAGCACTTGGAGTTGTTCCCTTGTCTGAGTCACTTAGTTGATACCAAGTGGTATTTACAGTGTCTAAGTCGGCAGTAAAGTAAACCTTTTGAGATATGCCTGCTGTTGTACCACTTGCACTAATGACAACCTCTTCGGCTTGGCTTTCAATGTTTACATTAGACCCTGCCACTAGAGATTTAAAAGGTAAATCAACCCCAACCTTAGGAAGTGCAAGCCCTACGCCCACCCCACTATTTGAACTTGTGTTATTCTCTCCATCGTCCGTAGGTGTAAACTCTACTACTTCATTTAAAGCGTTACGACCTAGAGCCTTAATGGGTGTTTCTTCTGCTAGCCCATTTAGTTTCACGCTTGCACCAAATACAGCAGGGCCATCTTGATTAGATAAACCATCAACTTGTAAGGATGCAGTTGTTAACTTTTCACTTACAAAAGTCTCATCAATTAAATGTATCTCATCAACTGCTGATTGGTCTGCTTGTAAGACCAAACCTTGCGTGTCAGTCGCATAAATAAAACCTTGTAGAGTTCCATTAGAATCATAATAACTATCAATAGCCTTATGACGAATAGGAGCGTTTGCATTTATTGGGGCTTGAGCATTTGTAATATTATTTAAGTTCGTAACGCCATTAAAATCAACCTCACTTTCTACACTTTGCGCATCTGTTTGCACCTTATCAAGCTTGTTTGCAATAGCTTCGCTCAAATCAGCTACATAAACACCGCCACCGCCTGCTGTCGTAATGCTTAGAGCGTTTGAAGTGATTGAGGAAATGATTAGGTTTGCTGTAAGTGGGTTTACTTGTGTCCCAAGTCCTTCAAGTGTAATAGAATCTGAGTTATCAGTGGTTACAAATTCAAGCCCGCCACCTCCTCCACCTTCGGAAGATGCACTAACGCCAAGCCTTGTATCTTGCAATGCTAAATCAGCATCTAATATCTCAATATCGTAAACAATACTTTCACTTAGCCAAACTTGAGCCTCTCCGACAATATCAAGAGGTACAGGGTTAGGGTTCACAACTCCATTTTTCTCTTGAAAAGTTGGTGCTTTATTTGTTGTACCTGTGTAATAAAACCTAAGGAAACCCCCCGAAAGAGGTAAAGTTGAGTTTTTATAGTAGAATCTTGATTGAATCCATGGTGTTAGTTGTTGCATAGTTTTTCCTTATGTTTGTTATTCTTCACTATTGTTTCTAGCACAGCTAAGTCTAGCTCCAATAGGCTCATTAGGTGTATTTGTTACTTCTAGGGTTATAGTGTACATACCTCCACTTATTATTTCATTAGAGAATATATAAGACCCACCAGTAACTAAAGCACAAGATAAATCCGCTTTATATGGAAACACCCCCCTAAATTGCCTAATATATGGAAAGGTGGCTTGACCATTCTTTGTGCCCATATCTAATGATGTAGCAACATTTAGCCTAGTATTACCTAGTTGCTTATTATCTGAGTTACATTGATTATCCTCTACGATAGCATTATGGCCAATGTCGGCGTATCCACTAGCAAATAAAAATCTCCACTCTGATTGACTACTTGGAACCTCATCAACGTAACAATCATTACCAACAACAACCAATCCTTGAACTGATTCACTAGAGCCATTAAAAATAAAGAATAAAGTTTGCTCAAAAGAGACTGGTGTATTTGTGTCAATAGCACCAATGTAATTGTTATTTACTTTTGTAAATGAACCGCCATTTATTGAAACTAAGCTTTGTATTTGAGTAGCACCGATGCGCACCATATCAGTAATTCTATTATCACAAATAGAATTTGACTTTGATCCTGTTGATACCTCTAACCTACCTCCACTTACGTTATTATCGTCAAACACAACGCTTTCAATTGTTGCCTTAGTCGCAACACTTCCAAGCTGTGTAGAACCAACCCAATTAGATGCGCCTATCTCACAATCTTTAACGCTTATATTCTCCCCTAATAGGACTAGATCTTGAGATGAGTCACTAAAAGCCACCTTACAATTATTCAAGCTGATATTACACGTTGAATCTGTTTCAACACCCTCAATTGTAGAATCCAAGATACTTATACTTGAATCGGTAAAAGTCAAGGCGGGAACGGAAGCACCATTCACCTCAACAAAAAGATTCTTAATAGTCACATTGTCGGTATTTGCAGGTATAACCACCGAAGCACCAATTTGAACCTTACCGCCTCCAAAGTCAACCGTTCCATTCTCAGAGGAGACAATAGCATTCTTTATCCCTTCCTCATTCACCGCATTCGTACTAAACTTTGACACACCAAACCAAGCGCCAAGAACCTTTTCATTTAAATAGCTCGGTGCTTTACTTCCATCGGCAAATATACGGTATTGGCCAGCGTCAACTAACCCAATGTTTACCCCTGCGTCAAAGTTTAGAAGTGTTCCGAACTTAACTTGATTCACAAAGTATTCTTGATTGTCTATAAGTGGAGACAACGTATATTCAACAGGTCTATCCCATATCAAGTTCTTACTCGTGAGAGCTGTTCTAAGCGTTGAAAGTTGTACATCTGAACACGTGGTATCAAAGAACCATTTAGCAAACCCTACAAAGTTAAAAACGTAGTTCGCAAAGTCATCGCTAACAGCTCTAAAGTTATTATAAGCCCCTTCTGTACTTGTGCAAGCATTCACAGTTAAAACAGCGATTTCGTTATTAATGAAACCACTATCAACTAAATGCACTCTGTCAAGTATAAGCATAGGTGCTACAGTACCTACAAGCTTATAACCTCTTACTATTTGGTGAACACCTTCACTATTAGCCGAAGCACTAAACGCTGTGAAGTCATCCGTTGTATTATCACCTACTGCACCCCACCAAGCAGGGTATAATTTAAAATTCAAGTCACCTTCAAACTGTACGTAGTGGTCTGAATCCGTACCAACAGCAATTTCCTCACTCACTTGCATAACATTCACATTACAAAGGTTAAACCTAAGCACAGAGGTCACAACAGGTGTGAGCCTATCAAATGAAAAGCCTGCATTTACTTGAACATCACAAGCTTGGACGCTCACAGTTCCATCTATTTCAATCTTGCCACTTACAAGCTCCAAGGTCTCACCCTTAGACACCGCCCACGCTGTAGCCTGAGAAATACGGCTACTCATGTTAACGCCACGGTTAGGAGTTGCCCCATAGTATGAGCTTAGTACATTTCCTTGATATATTCTAGCATTGCGACCTATTGCCACGCTTGCAGAAAGTGCAAAAATCATCCCTAAGTCAGTCGGAGCCGTAGACGATTCAATCCATCTAAACCAACCGCCACCGTTATCAATATTATCTGTGTAATAGTTGAAACAAAAAACGTAATCATAAGAGTTTGGTGTGAGGTTTGCCATAGCCTCAACCGATTCCACATAGACAAACCTAGAGTTGTCAAGGGCGCTCGTATCTAAAGAACCTGGCACATTAGGCATCATGTAGGCAAGTTCATACTCAGGAACCACCCCATCGGGGTTTGTCCTACGCTCTACCTTTATTGCATAGTTACCTGCTCCGTAAAAAACACCGCTTACAGGTACGAATCCTCCTATATCCAACTCTAGTGAGCTGTCTAACTGTGTTATTCCGTCAGGGTCGGCATAGATAGCCTTTTCAATGGTTGTTCCTGTCTCAAGGTAGGTAACCCTACCTTGAGACATTGGAGTTCCATCATTTTCTAAATATTGCGCTCTTTGTGCGACTGCTAGATTTAAACTCATTAGTTACCTTTCCCCTCGTTCACCATGTTTTGACCTATTGCACCTAATGGGTTCTCTGTCACCTTATTGCTTTCTTGCTCACCGCTAAACATTCCACGGCCACCTGACCTAACAACTTTAGGCTGTAAAAAACTACCAAAAGTTTTACCAACAGAGGCAATATAGGGGTTTTCTCCTGCTTGTTCTAAAATAGATGGTGTTTGTTGACTCGTTGGAGTTGCACCGCTAACCATTGAGGCCATACCCTCAAAATCTTTAGGAATTGTTTTATTAGGGTTTAATTTATTATACCCCCACGTACCTATCTTATCAAGAAGTCCGCTTTTACTCCAATTAGGAGTCCAACCACCGCCCCCTCGTTTATCTTGTGCGCTTTGCATAGCAAATTTTGCGAATACAGCGTGTTTACCAATGTTTTCACCGGTTAGGTTTTGAATCATTCTAGCCAACGCTTTAGAGTTTCTATCTTCATTTCTCATCATGCCTTGAACCATAGAAGCGCCACGAGTAGCAAATTCTGAGTTTTCACCATCTGCTATATTCTTCCCTAGCCTACGATCAATAAAGTCCTCAGCAGTCCAATACTTACCGTAGTCTTTTTTAGCTTGGTTGTAAGCACTTAAAGCCTCTTCACCACCATTTTGTTTAATTTGCTCACCAACTAAATCACGACTTTCTTTTATCATTTTATTAACTGCCATGTCCGCTTCGGAATTCATAACTCCATTACGCCCTGCGCCTGCAACTTTCGTAAGTTGTGACAGATTCTTTTCAACACTTCTCAAATAGTCACCTGTGACAAAGTCACCCAGTCCATTAATCATTTGGTCAGCGTCTGCAAACTCTTGATAAAACGCACCAATTACAGGAGCTCGCTTTGTAGAACTAACTAACTCGCCGTTTTCACGAACTAAACCGCCATGGTCTTCAAGTAATTTCGCCCAATTTTCTTTCATTTTAGCAGTAGATATAGCACCATTTAAAAGACTACCATCAGGGTTTGAGCCACTTAAATATTGGCGTTCAATATCACCCATTGTTGAGCCAACTTGTTGTCTAGCTTGTTGAATAGCATCTTTACCACGGACAAACATTTGACCTACTAAATCGTAAGGAGTTGGAGCTTGCAAATTACTTGATGCCGTTTGTGCTTGCATCATGTAATTATTAAGAGCTCTTTTACCTTCATCATCAATATTTGCAAATTCCTTCCTAGCATAAGTCGGCAAACTTTCCGCTTGACTCTTTGAGAATCCTGTTCCTTTTTGAACATCTAATAGAATTCTATCTCTGTGTTTTTCGGGTGATGCCACATTCATATTAGCAACATCATCTAAAACCTCATCTTTTCCTTGACCGCTATAATCAATAGCAATGTCATCCGATACATTTTCTTCGTTCCTAAGAACTGTTGGCATTTCTTCAAGCTCTTTCTTACTTGCTTTTTTATCAGCATATTTACCAAAAGCACCGCCTGCCACACCTCCAATTGCCGACTGTAATAATCCTGTCCCTAGGTTATTTCCTGTTTCTATACCTTGTTCTTCTTTTTGGTACTCATCCAATCCGTATTCACCTAGACCCGCTACAACCCCCTCTTTAACGCCTTGCATCAATTTAGAAGAATTAGCTAAAGCTGTCCCACCTAGTTTAGCTACACCTGTTGGGGTATAAGAAAAGGCGTCATTTGCCATGTTACCTAGAAAACCTGTATATGGGTTTTCATCCTCACTAACAGGATTCGCCATTCTATCTAGTGGGTCTTCACCTGAAAAAACAGAGCTTAACCCTGCTAAAGACCTAAAGGGTAACGTAACAACATCAGCTACATTAGAGGCAATAGGGAAACTCGCACCTTCATAACTCGCTCTTGCACTTCTAGGTTGACCTGCTACACGCTCATAAGCTTCCTCATAAGAAATACCCTCTTTTTGTGAGATAGCTTGAGCTAACTCTTGTGGGTTATCTAAATTATACTCTAATTCAGGAGGGGTGTATTCTTTTTGAGGCTCAACACTCTCCTCTACCTTTGGCTTTAACTTACCACTAGCAATGGCGCTATTAATACTAGCTTTCATTTGTTCGGGGCTCGTCCCATCAGGAAACTCAAGTTCACCAAAACCTTTAATATTAACTTTCATCATCACCTACTTTTCTCAAAATACAATTGCGTGAAGCTTCAAACAGTGTACTAGAATTATAAAAACTTTGCTTGCAAGGAGTAGCAAAAGAACCTACAAAATTAATTGTAGGCTTTACCAATGCAATCACTATTAAAAGTGTAGCACCTATTGCAAATTCTGAAATATCATCAATCAAGAGAAAGTACCTGTTGCGGGATCAAAATTAAGAATCTTCTCAGGTTCTTTTTTAGAGGATTCCTTTTTCTTGATAGGTTTATCAGAATTACCATCTAAAATACTCTGAGCTCTATCCATTCTATTTTTACCCATCCCATTAATTAGACCAAGTAACTTGTCCTTATCTTTTTCACCTGCACCAACAACTGAGAAAAGAACTTTACTCAATCTATTTTCTCCACCTTGTAGATAACCTTCTACCTCTGTATCTGCTACATTCATACCAGGCTCAATTGTATTAGCTAACAACTTAACCATTGCATAAATATTATTCAGTTCGTAAGCTGTTTTCGCATCTTCCATGTAGCCTTTATAAACATCAGGATGCGACAGCTTTTGATCTGATAGTGCTTTGCGTACTCTTTCGTTAGACCTAGCCTTAGATTCTTCTTTAAACTTTTTAGATTTCATAGCTTGGTCTTGCTGTGCAAAGTTCAAATCTTGTGCGTCTTTCTTGTCCTTTTTATCTCTATCTGCAAGCGCATGTTCAGCTTCAAGTTCAGTCATGTCAGCGTCAGCCATCAACTTACGAACCATAGCATTTGATACTTTTTCAGCACTTCTTTCCTTGATACCGCCTGAAACAGCCTTCTTCCACTCGTATAATTTTTGGAAGTTATGACTTGAAGAATCAGAATAACGACTAAGAGTAGCCATGGCATCTTTTTGTTTTCTCCATTCATCCATATAACGCTGTCTGAATTCAGACTTAACTTCTTTTGTCTTATCACCTTCAAAATTAAAGTATTCATCAAGAATATTAAGAGCGTTTTCTTTTGCCGAGGTTTGGTCACGAACAGCCTGCTCAATCAATGGTAGCTCTCTACCTTTTTTCTGTGATTGTGCCAATCTATCCCGACCTAGTTGATTCTTTCCAAATGGGTCAGCTTTAGCCTCTGCAGATTCAATTTGCATTTGAGCCTTTAATTCACTTGTTAGCTTGTCATATAAAGGAATATTTTGAGTATCTAAAGCCTTAGTTTGAGCCTTTCTAATGCCTTGAAGTTTAGCACTTCCAGCTTGTCCATCCATGATAGCTTCAGCTTTTGCACTCCCTAAAGCGTTCAGCTTTTCCCTATCCTCAAAGTCCATGCGTTTCTTTTTAGTGTTTGACAAGAAGTCTCTATAATTACCGCTTCTTGCTCTGTTGTTACTTACTAGCTCGGGCTTTTGAATGGTTCCGAGTGAGCCTAATTGAAAAGCCATTAAGAGCCTATAACCTTGTTTGCATTAAAATTATCATAACTTCTATTATAAGGATTTGACACGCCACTAGGTTTTGGAGCTCCACCACTACCAAACATTCCGCTTGAATAGGCATCCATTCCTAGTTCTAGCGCATCGTCACCAACTTGACCGATATTGTCAGCCATTCCTTTGTAGTAGTTTGCGTCATTAGTGTGAATCGCCCCCTCTAATTGTCCTTGTCCTTGTGCTGTTTGCATTCCTAGATTTGCTTGTCCACCTTGAGCACCAAACATATTGTCACGAGCTTGACCACTTTGTTTTAGAAGGTTTCCGTAACCTTGCATCTCAAGAGCATCATTTTCACGCTCTGTTTTAAAGCGGTTAAGGAAGTCATTATATCCAAACTTACGCTCACCTACTGCTAAATCAGTGGCTCTGTCTCTAAATTGCCCTGCAATCTGTTGGCTTCTATCTTGTAGAGCTTTGGCTGTTGCACCACTACCCGAGAACATACCACCTTGAGCGGCCGCACTTTGTTCAATAGCCTTTGCAGATTGGTCTTGTACATAGTCTTGATAAGGGTCTAGATGCTTATCTATATCCAATTCACTATTAAATTGATCCATTTGAGGTAATTCTCTAGTCTGAGCCTCACGCCACTGAGCTAAATCACCACCGTAGTTTTGAGCGTCTTGGCCGTAAGCGTCTATTTGTCCACCGTAGAACTCGTTACCGATTGCTTGGGCATCTTCTAACCCTTGTTGCTGTGCTCTAATCGCTTTACGATTCTCATCTCTTATAGTGTCACCCATAATAAGATTAGCACCACTTGAAAAAATACCCATAATTAACTCCTTATACCTTAAATATACTACTTCTTAGTACTTAATGCACCTTGAAGTATATCACCCGCATCAGCGGTGTAATTAAAACTTAAACCATCCACTAAGATATACTCTTTATGAATGAGTCCACTTGTCAAAACTTGGAGTATTCCCTTATAAGCCTTAGGCATTTTCAAGGTGTACTCCTGAGAATTATCAAACTCTACAAACACATTAGCACTCCAAGGAGTCCAAGAGCAAGTACTTTTAGCTTCCTTGGTTGGTGCTGTTCTAATCCACTTACCCGCTAGTATTGCTGTTATATCTGAGAATGCTTGGTTCCATCCTTGAGTCATTAAATGCTCTTTGTCGTCAATCTTTTTATTAAACTCATCAACGTGCTCAAGCATTGAATGACTAGGGAAAGTATAGAACTTAGCCATTAAGGTAACCTACTTACTTCATAACGTGTATAAGGTTGCCCCGCTTGAAACTGCATATCTTCTGTGATTGTAACCCTAAAGGAGAATGCACGACTAGCACCAAGACCAATCCATTTAAGAATCCCCGAGTAATGACCTGTTTGTTGTAGTGAGGCGGGTATTAATGAACCAAACGTATTGCCCCCATCATAAGACACCTCTAGTTGAGCCTTAGGGTCTGAACTTAGACCGTTTAATGGTGCTTGACCTTGTAGAATATCCCATGTAAACTCGTGACAAATAAAGGTTTGCAGATTCGTAAACATAACAGGCCCCATGTAACGCCTAAGTAAAGGTTTACGTTTATCGGGTGTTGTTGGGTCGTAGTCAGTGTAGGTGTCATTCCTAAGTTCCATAAGTGCAGGCCACAAAAGATTCCCCACAACTATTTTACCCCACGCAAAAGCAGAAAACAAAGGTTGCCACGCTTGGATTTCACCTGTTAAAGGTTCTCGTGAAGCACTTCTATGCCATTGGCCTGTCAAAGTGTTGTAGGTGTGTGTTTCTCCATGTGAAAACTCCGTGCTACCTTCAAACTGAAAGTTACCGCTTGGTATAGTAACGCAATAGAATTGATTCCCCCCATCTTGATAGCTAAAACCATAGGCCGAGCCTGCTAGGTCTGCAAGCCTTTCTAGTGCGTCCTCTACTCCATGGTCTGAGATACGAGAGGAGCCATTCCCTGCACCTTGGAATATCATATTCCTACCGCTTGCATTAGAGCCAAGCCAAAAGATATTATTCCCAATTGTCGCTACAGTATCAGGAGCACCAACTCCAATGTAAGTACCCGAGCCACTTGTATAAGCTAAAGGCTGGTCAGGGTCTGCGGTTGTTGTGAATATTTGATAGGTTCTTGTTCCGAACGCCCACAAATCACCTTGTCTAGCATCAATAGCCGTGATAGGATCACTTGATAAATCAGCAGGGGTGTAGGAAAGGCCATCCCACGTTTTAGCGTCTGCTAGTTCTGAATACCAAATAAGGTTTGATTTTATCGCATCCCCTAAGTCATCATTTGCAACTATTGAGGAGTCTCCTGTGATAGCATACAAGCGACCTAGTAAGAACTTAACTTGCAAAGGCTCTGTGAATGGCAAACTAGATGTAATATCCTCTACAACATCCGTGAAGATGTCTACAGTGTACATTGATTGACCTGTGGCCACAACAACACTAAACCCATTGTCAGCAATTGACACACGCTTAGTATCTAGTCCAATATCGTAAAGAGATACATTAACTAAATCCCCTGTTAATTCATCCTTGTAGGTGTAGCCAAGTTTTGAGCCGTAAACCCAGTAAAGATTACCGCCTGCATAAGGGCTAGACCCTGTGAGATGCAAACCACGACAAGAAGCCTCGGAAGTCTCAACTATTGTTTCAAGGTCAGAGAGTAAGGCCGTGCCAGGTGTTCCGATTAATAACTCACCATACTTAGCCTTACCCTCTCCACTTTGTAGAAAGCAGTTTATAGCCTCTCTTGAGGCCATTGAGTTACCTTGTAGTTTATAATTGGGGCCAATCCAAGGAGCCATTTGGGGCTGTTGCATTAAATCCCCCCATTTGAAGATACTACCGCGTCAGAAGTAACGTCATACCTATTACGGCCAGTGTTCACCTTGAGTTTAGGAACAGGCGCACCTGTAACATCTTTAATACGCATTAAAGCACTTGAGAACTTAGCGTTTAAACTCATAGACTTCTCAGCAAGGCCGTAAGAGTCTGCTATTAACTCAGCAAGGCCATAGAGCAATGCCACATACATACCACTTGGTAAATCAACCGTGTCGTCTAGTGCGTAAGTCTTAACCTCTCCATTGACCGCTAATCGTACCTCATACCCTGCTAGAGTTGGGTTAGCAAATACAAGCTCATCAAATGGGTCACGTGTTCGGTTGTACATGAATTGTGAAGGTATATTTGTTATTGAATCGTTTCGAGTCATACGGTAATAATCTTCGGGTGATATTTGTCTAAGGGGAACCCACACGCTACTAACGTTCACTTGACCTTGTAAAATTTGTATAATCTCTTGGTTAACAATAATGTCGGGCTGTGGATTAGTTGGTATAGGGTCAGCAAACCCAACGCTGTAACGCTCTTTACTGTTTATACTTGTGAATGTGTACTCAGTAACACAAGGAGACCAGAGGCGTTGTAGTCTAAGTTGTGGGATTAGGTGAAGGTTTAGGTATCTAAGACCCACAGCAGTATCTTCATTTGTAACCGCTTGGCCTAGCCCCCTAATACCGCTTGTCTGAAAGGCATCTGTTATCAAAGCCCTTGCTGTAGGATTAGCCATTATTTACCCTTCTTAACTTTCCAACCGTGGGATAGTAGATTCTCTATTTCCCTAGAACCTTCCATTAATTTCATACTGTGCTTTTTACATCTTGATACAATTGTCACAAGTCCAAGCTCCCGAGCTTTTGGTTTAGCTTTTGGCTTTGGTGTTTCTAAGTCTAATTCTGTCATAAATACCCCTTGATATTGAAAAAGGGTAGAGCCTAAACCCTACCCTCTTAAATGTAACCCTAAAACCTATGCTTTAGGTACGAAAATAACTACTGAATACTCAGGACGTTGAGAAATTGCTTTACCCCAAACATCAAAACGGGTAGTTTGGTTATCGTCTCCAATTGCGTATTGAGTCGCAACACGGATAGACATACCCTCGTAGTCAGCACGTTGAGCGTTTGCACCCTCTAGGTCTGTTCTAAGTGGTAAGCATACCGCAGTAAATGCCATTTCGTTATACATAAGTACACGATCAAACACTGTTGCGTTATTGTCTGTTGTGCTTGCACCAAGGATAGTCACTACATCACCCGCTTGAGGTAGTGTAACAATGTTTTGGCGCGCTCCATTGTCATCTTCACCATAAATCTTAGCTGAATCGTCAATAGTGATAGCAACATTACCACCCGCTGCAAGAACAGTGAATGACTCTTTAGCTGTGAATGTGTAGTCTGTTCCGATACTCTCACGAGTTTCAGGGTTTACACGTGCATTGTTAACAAATGTTAAAATAGTTCCCGCAGGAAAGATTTTGTTACCCGCTTGAGCACCAAATGTAACGGTTACAGTATTCGCACCATCAGTAACATTTGAAGTAACAGAAGCAGAGCCCGCAATAGCAGGGATAGAGATTGCAGGAAGCATGTTGTACGAGTGCATAGATGCGCCCGCATACTCATTGATATAACCTTTTTTAACGATAGCTTCGTTAGTTGTTGGTGTAAACAATGTCGCGTTTTGACCAGACAATTGAGCTCTTGCAAAAGGTGGGATTAACATTGTTCTGTTAGCCATTGGACAAGTCAATGAGTCAAGTGTAGCCTGAGCATTAAGAACATCGTCTACGCTGATTGTAGCTGTAGGAGTACCAACAGCAATAAACCCATTCTGAACACCTACAAGAGACTCACGAACCATCTTACGCTCTAAGTCATTGGATAGTTGCATACCTTGAGGATCACCATAGCGTGACTTCTCATTAGTAAGCTCTAATTGTAGTTGCATTGTGTCAAACTCATGAGCCACTTTTAAACGGCTGTATGTGTTGTCCATTGGGAACGTAATTGGGTCTTCCACAAAGTCGTTGATAGTAATTGGATTACCATCAGCATCAACCGTAAGGTCTGCACCATTCGTAGACTTAACACGAGCAGGACGATTGATTGCAATTGCTGTGCCTGTCTTGTAACCGTTTGAAGCTTCTGAGCCGAATTGGTCTTTAAGTTGGTTGTCAATTGTACGCGGGAATACTGATTCGTTGTGCATGACTGCTAGAGCGTTCTTAGCAAGCATGGAGTTAATTGCGATAAAATCTGCCATATTTTCCTTTTGGCTTGGGCTACCTTCTTAGAGTGCCTACTTCAAGCCTATGTTTTATGAAGTCATTCATACCTAATTGAGAGGGGTGTTTGACTCGGGGTTTATTTTGTTGTTGCGGTGTCAAGCTAGTGCTTGGCGTTGCTTGTACAGGAGCCTTTACGGGCTCTTGCGGTGTCTCTACGCTAGGTTGCACCACGGGGCTACCTTGCTGTTGTAAGCCGAAAAGAATCATTGCCGAGTTCATCGGTGAAGCGGTTGAAAGTTGTCTGATTGCATCTTCATCTTTTGAAAGATTATAAGCAACCTCAACCCCCTTGCGCCCCATGCCTCTAATTGATTCAGCAATTTCTCTAGGTATCTTGTTCTCTAGTCCATTTACTGATTTATCATAGTCAGGATGCGATTCTTGAAAGGCTTGAACATCAGCTTTCCAATTGTCATCATGAACTTTTCCGATTTCAGCTTGAAGCTCTTTGGCTTCTCGCTTCATTGCGGACTCTTCATAGCGTTGTTCTGCTACCTTGGCAACTCTATCGTCAAAACTCATAGAATCTAAATCTTGTTCACCCTTTGCTTTTTCAAAATCAGCATAACGCTTTTTAAGTTCATTTAACTCAGCTTCTGCTTTGTCTGCTCTGCGAGCTTCCTTAGCTTTTTCCTTGTTAAGCTTACCTATCTTGCGTCCAACCTTTGATCCATCTTCTCGTCTTTCTTCCTTGCTTTTTATTTCGGGAGTCTCAGGAGCTACCTCTTCTTCCGTACTTTTTGCTTCATCTTCTTTAATGATGGGGTCAGGAGTACCCACAGCCAGCCCTTCTGTATTTCCCACATCTTCGGCAGTTAAAGA